CTCTTATGCAGCAGTTACTTGCACAGCAACAGGCTGCTGCAGCAGAAGCTGCGCGTGCCAAAGAAGCTAATCGTCAGTCGGCAATTGCTGCAGTTACAGCACGGTTTAACCAGTATGGATTAGGTAGTTTAGCAAATAAAATTAGAGACCTAGCTATCGATGGAGCAACTGAAGCAACCATTACTCTAGCTTTGCAAGAAACACCAGAATATCAAATACGTTTTGCTGCTAACCAAGAAAGACTTAAGAAGAATCTAGCAGTTCTTTCTCCAGCAGAATATATTAATCTTGAGGATTCATATCGTCAGGTGCTACGCTCCTATGGATTGACACAGTTTGATAACGATGCCTATGTTAAGCAGTTTATTGCCAATGATGTGTCAGCTACAGAACTGTCTAATCGAGTAGTTACAGCGGTGCAACGCGTACAGAATGCTGACCCAGCAATTCTGTCACAACTTACTGACTACTACGGCATTGGCCGCAACGATTTGGTTGCATATGTTCTTGACCCATCACAGCAGTTCCAGAAGATTCAGCGCCAGGTTTCTGCTGCTGAAATTGGCGTTGCTGCAGCAAAGCAAGGACTACAGTCTAATGTTGCTGTGTCTGAACAACTTGCTGCACAAGGTGTTTCACAAGCTGAAGCACAAAAGGGTTATGCAACAATTGCAGATATTCTTCCAACTGCTACTAAACTCAGCGAAATTTATGGTGCAACTCTTGATACCTATGACCAGTCAACCGCTGAGCAAGAAGTATTTAATCAGTTAGCATCTGCTCAACGTAAGCGTCAGCGTTTAACTGCAGCAGAAATTGCATCATTCAGTGGTTCATCAGGGTTAGCCCGTGGTGGATTATCTGAAGGTAGAACAACAGGACAAATATAAATTCCTAGACGGACCTATCGGCCCCGTATAGTGTAAAAGACCGAGAGTAGGAGCCAGCATACTTCCCCGAGTATGTGTTGTGGCCTGCGAACTACAAACAAAGAGAGAAGGGTGGTTGCTATGAGCAACAATTACTGGGACGACGAAGACGATGACCTCGATACCGACACACAGGCAGGCGACGGAAGCAATCTGCTAAAGCAGTTGCGGAAGGCAAAGCGTGCCGACGAGAAGCGTATCAAGGAACTTACTGAGCAACTTGAGAGTTTATCGAAGGTGCAGCGTGAGCGAACTGTCAAAGAAGTCTTAGAAAAGAAAGGTGTCAATCCTAAAGCAACACGTTTGATTCTTAAGGATTTGGACGACGTTAATGAAGAATCAGTTAATAACTGGCTCGATGATAACGCGGACTTGTTCGGAATCAAGGTTGACCAGGAAGCACCTGTAGTGAGTGAAGTTGACCGTGCTACATTACGTCAGCAGGACATCTTGACTCAAGGTGCAATAACACCTGACCGAGCAGAAGATATTAATTCACGTCTTGACCAAGCACAATCGGCTGAGGAAATTATTAATCTTATCTACTCACAAAAATAATCATAGTTTCTAACTAAAGGAAAATAACCTAAATGGCAAACGCATACGTAACCACAGGTTCCTCTTCACTCGGAGGTACCGCTGGCGGTGCAGGACTTGTCCAAAAGGCTTATGACCGTCTCTTGGAGTTCGCACTCCGCTCAGAGCCACTCATTCGCTCAGTCGCAGACAAGCGCCCAGCAAACCAATCAGTTCCAGGTTCAACAGTAGTTCTACAGCGCTATGTTGACCTTGCAGCAGCAACAACAGCACTCACAGAAGATACTGACCCAGATGCAGTAGCAATGTCTACACCAACATCTGTGACAATTACACTTGCAGAGTACGGTAACTCAGTTCTCGTAACTCGTGCACTTGAACTCTTCTCACTTGCTGATGTTGACCCAGCAATTGCAAACATCATTGCATTCAACCTTGCTGACTCAATCGATTCAGTAGCAATGACCACACTTCGTGGCGGTTCAAACGTAATCTACGCAGGTTCAACAGCAACCTCAACAGCAACAATCACTGCAGCAGCAACACTTTCTTCAGCAAACATCCGCAAGGCTGTTGCTAAGTTGCGTGCTGGTAAGTCAGTTGCCCGCAAGGGTTCACTCTACTGGGCTGGTATCCACCCAGAAGTTTCACACGACCTCCGTGCAGAAACAGGTTCAGCAGGATGGCTTCTTCCAAACCAGTACGGTTCAGCACAGGACCGCATATGGGCAGGAGAAATCGGAACCTACGAAGGTGCATACTTCGTAGAATCTCCACGCCTCTACAATGCTACAGACGGTGCATCATCTGCACGCGTCTATCGCACAATCCTTGCAGGACAGCAAGCACTTGCAGAAGCAGTGGCAGAAGAGCCACACGTAGTCATCGGACCAGTAGTTGACAAGTTGATGCGTCACCGCCCAATGGGTTGGTACGGCGTACTTGGCTTTGCTCGCTACCGTGAAGAAGCACTATACCGAATCGAATCAGGTTCATCAATCGCATCTTAATTGATTGACGGGTGGGGCTAGGGAAACCTAGCCTCATCAGTAAGTTCATTAAGGAGAACAATGGCAAACTACACATTCAGACCACCAACGGTTGAAGAAGGCCCAGCAGGTGGTGGTCGCCTATTTTCTTTCTATAGACTTAAAAAAGGAATTACTGTAGTAAAAAGTGGGGCAACATATTCAACATTGCGTTATGCAGTTGATTCTGATTTATCAAACTATGATGCAGTATATCGTGGTGGATATAATCATACAGTAAATGATACGGTAAAAGCTGAATTATTGGCAGCGGGACTAGGGATTACCGAGGACAACTTTACAGCACAGTAGGGGACACGATGAATTTACATCAGATACAAAAACATCCTGAGTATGTTGAGGGTTGTTTTGGTTGCAAGATAGCAACCCTTCAATTAGGTGTAGGTGACGCAGCAAGAGATGTTTCTGATAAGAAATGGACATCCGAGTTGCAGGCTTATCGAGATGCAAGAGCACAAGGAATTCAACCAGCAGGTACTACACGTGCCCAAGTTGAAGCAGCATACGAAGCGTCAGCGACATTAGGTAAGGCATATGATGCCGATACTATGCCGAAGGCAAAAGACATAAATAAAAATACAGCCGAAGTAATGAAAGAAATAGGAGCAATCTAATGTCAGTTAAAGGCGAAAAGTACAAGTCCAAGAAGTCTATGATGAAGCACGAAAAAGGCGAAGGCAAGAAGGAACGTATGATGGAATACGGTCCCAAGAAGGTTGCTGCTAAGAAGGCTTCTATGAAGAAGATGGGCAAAAAGAAGTAATGCCAAATCCAAAACAAAGGGTATCCCCTATGGGAACACAGGCTCGTGACTCACAGGCAAAAGCAATGGATATGGCTATGCGCCGACTAGAAGCAGAGCGTAAAGTATTTTCAAAGAAGTATGGACATTGGCCATCAGATGAAGAACTAGCAAAGTTTAGGATGACAGGATGAAAAAAGCAGCAAAGGTCAAGAAGGTTGCCAAAGTAATGCGTGAGTTTAAATCAGGAACTCTGCACTCTGGCAAAAAGGGACCAGTCGTAAAGTCAAAGAAGCAGGCAATTGCTATCGCTCTTAGCGAAGCAAAGATGGCAAAGAAGAAGAAGTGATGATGGACCCAAGACTAAAGCGAGCAGGAGTATCAGGCTTTAACAAGCCAAAGCGTACACCAAATCACCCAACCAAGTCGCACGTTGTTGTGGCTAAAGAGGGAGACAAGGTTAAGACTATTCGCTTTGGTCAACAGGGTGTGACTGGCGATAAGAAGCCAACCGCCCGTCAGAAGTCATTCAAGGCACGTCACGCAAAGAATATTGCTAAGGGCAAGATGTCTGCTGCGTATTGGGCAGATAAAGTCAAATGGTAAAGAAGACCAAGAAAAAGTCCACAGTAAACGCAGCAGGTAATTATACTAAACCTGGTATGCGTGCTGCACTATTCAAGAAGATAAAGGCTGGCTCAAAGGGTGGCGACCCTGGAGAATGGTCTGCCCGTAAAGCACAACTACTTGCTGTTGAGTATAAGAAAAAAGGTGGAGGCTATAAGTAATGGCACTTGCTAAATCTCAACAGTCACTGAAGAAGTGGACTGCTCAAAAGTGGAAGACTTCAGATGGTAAGCCATCTAAGGGTAAGAAAAGATACTTACCTGAGAAGGCTTGGAATGCTTTAAGTGCTGCAGAGAAAGCAGCAACTAACAAGGCTAAGGCACAAGGCAATTCAAAGGGTAAGCAGTTCGTAAAGCAACCTAAGTCGATTGCTAAGAAGACTGCAAAGTTTAGATAATAAAGGTGGGGACAATGCAAGAGACGGTATCAATCGCTTGGTGCGATAATGGCAATGTAGATGGCAAGTTTATGCAAGGTGTTGTCGATGTACTTCTTAAGTCAGGAATTACATTTGATACATCACTACGTAGTCAGGGCAACCAGATTGCCCGCCAGCGTGAGAAGGTAATCAACTACTGGTACGAGCAGAAGAAAACAGATTGGCTACTCTGGGTTGACTCAGATGTAGTTATCAGTGTTGATAAGTTCAAGTTACTGTGGGATAACAAGGACGCCAAAGAGCGTCCGATTATGACAGGTGTTTACTTCACAACAGATACACCTGAAGAACCATTGATGATTCCAATGCCTACAATCTACGAGTTTGGTGAAGCCGATGGAGTAGTTGGCATTAAGAGAATTCATCCAATGCCTGAAAACAAATTAATTAAGATTGGTGCAGCAGGAATGGGATTTGTCCTAATGCACCGCAGTATCGTAGACCGCATTCGTGAGGTGCTACCAGACGCTCCATTCTTTACTGAGATTGGGGTTGGTAATACATTTATGGGTGAGGACATCTACTTCTACGCAGTATGCGATAAGGCTGAAGTTCCAGTCTACTGCCACACAGGTGCAGTTGTTCCGCATATGAAGCGTTTCTCTTTTGATGAGCATTACTACAAAGCCTTCTTTGGTGGAGTAGAAAAACAATCTAACTTGGTATTACCAAAGCGTTACAAGAAGGGCTAACAATGGCACTAGGCAAAGCAGGAAGCAGCCTTGCAGCAGAACTTAACAGGCTTGCTGGCACAACGGGACTTGATGAACAAGGCGCTGCTAATGCCTGGGCTGGTACAACTGGACTTGCAACAGTAGGTGCACTTAACATCAAGGCACAGGCTGCACGCACTAGAGATAAGTTCAAGGACATTGATGGTATCTGCAATGAACTTGCTGGAACTACAGGACTGGCAGCACCTGCTGCGTTAAGGAGCATCAACGCCTAATGACAACACTAGCCAATATGATTGATGAAGTGCTTATCAATCTTGCAGGATACACATTCCAGCAAGACAGAAGCACCTATCTAACATCTGCTGTTACAACTACAACTTCTACTAGCGCTTCTCCTTTAATCCTTAGCCTTGGCTCAACTGACTCAGTAGGTAAGGGAATCCTTGAGATTGACGAAGAATTGCTCTGGGTAGATTCATTTGACCGCGTTGCCAATACTGCAACCGTCTCACCATATGGACGTGGCTACCTTGGTACAACTCCAGCAACCCACGCTGCTGATGCAAAGGTCAGCATCTCTCCTACATTCCCACGCTATTCAGTTAAGCGTGCAATCAATGACACTATTCGTTCTCTTGGCGCAAGCATCTTTGCAGTC